CGAACCATATTTTCTGCTAACTCCCACTTTATAATAATGTTTGTTCCCATTACCATTATACCATTGTACCAAACGTCTATAGTTTTTTCTATTTTTTCAAACTTCCCTTCTTCAAGCATTTCAGCTGGAGGATTGAACTCATCATCTTTTTCTATCATTTTAGAACCTCCGCCCTCAAGTATTCTTTTCTTATAAACCATTTTTTTAGTGGTCTTATAATTAAAATACATTAATGTGCAGGTGTCTCTATAGAAAATATCGTTTTCATAAAACTGAGCTACATTGTAATAATCAAACCAACTCTGGCTATATTTTGATATTGTTTCTAAATCTTCTTTAGTAAGATTAGGGTCTATTTTTATTAACTCACTAATGCCTAGAGTTTTAATCTCTCCCCAATAAAAACAATCTTTAAAGAAAGGGTCTTCAGTATAGCTATAAACCACATTAGCTGGGTCTACATAAGATATTTCAACTCCTGAGCCTGGTAAGAATTCGTGTTTAGCTACAGCAATTCCAATAACCGTAGAATCATAATCTAATCTCTTACGGGTATCATTATAATGGTTTTCAGCAAACATAGTATCGATTGCTTCTTCTTCAGCAATCTCTATAGCAGGCTTATAATTTAAATTCATATACAAAGACAACTCCTCATCACTAGAAGGGAGCTCATCAGGGTCCATTATAAAAGGGTCTACTCCTGTTTGTTCTTGTATATTTTCAAGGATAGGTTTAGCGGCCATCTGACCTTCAATCATATCTTGATACTTACTTCTTTTTGATTGAGACAGAGCGTCTTGAGCATAAGCTTTGACCTTAAATTCTCGGTCTTGCATTCCGTTGACAACAACGTCAACAAACTTTGGAAGGATAGGAACTGGTGTCCAGTCTAAATTAAGATAAGATAAATCTCCATCTATTGCTAATTCACTTTTGTATTTAGCCACAGACTGTTCGCCTCGTGCGTAAAGTCTCAGTCTATGAAAATCTCTCCATTGATTATAATATCTACATTGGCTACCATCTTTTTTAAACCATTCGTACTGAATAGCTTGTCCGATTTGTAGGCCAAATTCATCAGTTGCTTTTTTAGCATCTGAAACAAATTGGCTTGGAAAGCCCGCAGATGCAATGTCTATTGTAACATCCTTCATCTATCTAATTAATTCACTTAAAGTTCCTTTATTCGTATACCTTGCAAAGTTAAGGTTTATTTTTGATTGTTTTTTCTCGGGTAAATACATATGTTTTTGTGTTGCCATGATGGCTAAGCCGGAACTTATACTCGCATCAAATTTGGTTCTATTGTTTATATCAAATTTTGCCCAATCTTCTAAGGTTCTAATAAACAACATATTACCCATTTCATTTTCACCTCTAAATGTTCCGTTTAAATCTAACCCTATATTTTTTTCTATATAAGATTCAATAGCAGCTGCATGAGATTGCTTTACGTCTTCAGAACTATTAGGAATTCCTCCTAGTTCTTTTTCTGTTTTAGATAGTTTAGAGGAATGTTTATCAGGACGGTTTATAGAAAAAGGTCTATACCCTCTGTTTTTAAAATGATATAATAGTCTGGGTTTATTATTCTCTACCAATATAGGCATCCCATAAAATGCACACGCCATAAGAACCTCTTCAAAAAATATCTCCGCCGTCTGAGGCCTAGCCACATACTGTAAGAAAAACTCATTAGACGGAGCTTCTTCCATACTGAATTTTGTTATTCCATGCAGCGCTCCGTTTGAGCCCCTACCCCCAACTGTTCCTGAAATATCATAAGAGTCACAACCAAAAGCTCCAATGTGTTCATTCCCAGGATACTTAAGACCTTTTCGTTCTGTAAATCTATTCTGTAATGCTTTAGAAGGAACCCAACTTATTAAGAATCGACCTCTACTGTCAGGGCTAAAAGCAACCTTACCATCTTTTATTCCATTCTCCCAATAAAAATTACCTCTAGTAACATGTTGGTCTATCATAAGAGAATCATTATAGTCTATCTGCTGGTATATTTTAGTTAAATTAAATAATGATGATTTGCTTTCATCTCTAAAAGCATGCGATTCCGTTCTTGGAAACTGTCTATAAAATTCATTAAGTGCGTCTGCATCAGACTTTAAAGAATCGACTTCAGCCTCCCAATAGTCTATAGCTCCGTTAGTTATCCATTCTCCATCTACTCCTTTTATCTTTTCAGTCGGAGCTCGCAAAACCGGCATTCCATGTCTGTCTATAAAACCTTCCATATTTAATTCCATAGGTATAAATAAAGAATACATCCCACTTTTTGTTTGACCATTTGCATTTCTAGTCTTTACATCAGAGTCTTCATAAAGTTTTTTAAAGTTAGCTCCTCCTTTGTCTAGTGCGTTAGAGGTTGAGCCCATCATACACTTTCCTATAATTTTACTTCCCAGTCTTAAACATGTTTTAGTTACGCGCCAGTTATTGAGAATATTATTAGGTTTAATCCATTTACCAGATTCATCATGAACTAATAAAAGTAATTTTTCCCCATCATAAGAGTTGTCATCTGTATTCTTCCAGTCAATAGTAGTATCTAACCCATACAACTCATTGTCAATAGAATCATACATATTCTTTTTGGTAATCTTTGAGGCTGGTATACGAAAAGCTAACTCAGACTTTGGTTTATCCATACCATCCTGAATAGGTTTAAAGAAAAAAGGAAGTCTGTTCGCTATAGGAACAACCTTATCCGTAAACATCTTTTTAGCATCAGACCCCGTCTTAGATAATATACCAACCCTTGAATCTTTTACTAAAGTTCCTGTGTTTACAGACTCTGAAGAGCCCATAAAAGAAAATCCTGAACGTCTTATTTTTAAGTAAACCATTCCAAAGCTCCTTTTGTCAGCCTTACAAGCTTCCCAAAACATAAAAAATATTCTATTTGCTTCTCTAAAATCAGGGTATCCTATATCGATACTAGTCCACTGAAGATACATATAGTGAGAGCCTGTAATATAAGTTGATTCGCCATTGTTATTAAACCAATAACCATAATCTCTACGGTCAAATTCCTGCTCAATATAATCAACCCACTGTGTTTTAAACTTAGAAGGCATCTCATTCCATTGGAAAATAGAGAATATTCTAGAAAGAGCTTTTGGCAATTCTTTACGCTCCCAATATTGTTCCTTAGATTTTTTATGACTATTTGTAATTTCTTTAGAAACAGGAGGAAGGCCAATAATTAAATTTGATATTTTAATAACATCTCCGACCTGTCCGCTTTTAGAAATAACAATAAGCTCATACTTTTCGTTATAACCATACGCCCAAGTTTTAGCTCTATTCTTATTAGATAGAACTCCCTTAGGTATATAATTTTTAATTACCGTATATAATCTATCTGGAGCGTCTTTCTGCAAATCCTTGTTTTGTTTCTACTTTAGTTTCAGGGTTATTTGATAAATTAATATTTTCTTGCTCTGCATCAATCTTATTGAGAATATCAAAAGCATCAAAAATAGCAAGCTTCTTTGTAGCTGCCGCATTCTTTAATCTATCAGCAGCTAAATCATCTTCTGGATTGTGTTTAATAATATCTTCTTTAGCTACTTTAATTAGTTGCTCAACAGCTTTTCTGCCTGCACTAATTATCTGTATCTTTAATTCTTCTGAGTTCATTTAATTTATTTTCTGCATATATTATAGCTCCGTCTAAATGAGCATCTTCCCAATGCATTCTATATTCAAATCCCGCAGGAAAAGTTTCATCACATTGACTACATTTAATTGAATGTCTCATTTTTTATAGTGACATCGTTATCTGATGGTCATACATTCTATAAAGTTTTTTATCGTCTACCGTAAACTCATATTCACTCTCAGGCTTAAAGCTAATCAAATCTCCTTGTTTTAATCCAGCGTCTATAAGTTTTTTATTCAAATATTTCATTTTTCCCATTAAAGGTTCTTCTTTAAAAGGTTTGTCTATAAAAGATTCAGTAACAGGAACAGGCTCTACAAAACAATACCGGTCATGGCAGTGCCACTCCTTATCTTTTTTATACATAAAAAATTGTTCGTTGTCTACAAAAAATAAGTCATCCATAAAGAAGCTCTTACCGCTTTGCTGACGACCCTTCATGTCGTTATAAAATTTAAAGACATTGTGGTGTACTAGGAGCGCGTCTCCTGGACTTATATCTCCTTCATAGCCCAATGGTGTAGAAATTACTATAGCTTCTCTGTTAGAGGCCATGTGGTTTTCCTCAGAAGTGCTTGTTATAAGGTTTATACCTCCAACTTCTTTTGAGTTGTTATACCTTTTGCCTTTTACAGGCT